ATAGAACCATATTTATATACATACAAAATGTAAATATATTAATATGTCAAACGATTTCGAATTATTTCCAGGTAAATCCCTAAATGGGTTATTTCAGGATATATACAACAACCAAGTACATAAAAAAGCAAGAATCAGCGATTTAATCAATGATTTAAAAAATATGGTTAGAAGTCCAAGCGATATGGGAAACTTAGGACCATTAATTAATTCACTAATAGATAGTTCGATTAGAAACGATGACCATTTAGTTAAGTTGGCAGCAATTGCAACTAAGATTGTAGCAGCTGATAAAAAGACTGAAGGGCAAGAAGGATTCCTATCACCATTTGAAAAAGAACAATTACTTAGAGATTTAGAAGATACTAAGCAGGAAGTTGAAAGAGTAGATGATTTGGAATTTGAAATGGAGGAATTAAAAAAGAAAATGAAGTAATATGGGACTTGGAAAAAATAAAGGAGCTGGACTTTCATATGAGCAAACTAGCTTAGAGAAAAAAGTTGGTTGGGTATCTCATGTAATATTAGATGAAACTGATAAATTGGCTATAGCTGAAAAATTAGGTTCTCAAGTAATAGGACAAATCCGATATAGACAATCAAGTGATTTATCTATTCCTGCAGAAAAATTACCAAAAGCAAATCCATTTGATAAAAATTTTAAAAGTTTACCAATAATAAATGAATTGGTTGAAATATATGAACAGCAAGGTGGATTTTATTATAGAAGGATTGGTACAGATGATAATCCAACTCAAACAGCTTTTATAGATGCGATTGCAAGTAATTTTTCACCTGAAAAAGATGATAAGCAAAAAACAACAGAATACCAAAATACAGAAAAAACTGGTATAGTAAATTCATCTGCTAATAGTTCTAATAAATCAGGTAAATATGGTAATTATTATCAACCCCAAGAAGGTATTCATAAATTAAAATTATATGAAGGTGATACTATTATTGAAAGTAGATTTGGACAATCAATAAGATTTTCAGCTTATAATAATTCTAATGGAGAGCAAGATGAAAATGGAAATAGAAAACCAGCATTTGCTCCAACTCTTATATTACGAAATAGAGAATCTGCAGAAAATAATAAAAAAGAAAGAGGTGTTAGTGTTGAAGAAGATATAAATCGTGATGGAAGTATAATAGCTATGACTTCAGGACAACATCAACTTGGATTTATTCCTGGTACTGTTGATGATAAAGGAAAATCTGATTTTAAAACACAACCAGATTCATTTGGAGATTTACCAAAATTAATTGGAGACCAAATGCTACTTAGTTCTGGAAGAATAATACTTTCATCAAAGAATGCAGAAACAATGATATATTCTAAAAAGAATTTTGGAATTGTATCTGATGGTGCGGTTTCTATTGATACTAAATTAGGTATGGATATTAGTGTTGGTGATGATATAAACATAGTAACTGCCGATAGAGATGTTAATATTGTATCTGGTAAAGGTAATATATTTTTAGGTAGTGAGGATTTAGAAGCAATGGTTAAAGGTAAAAAATTAGTAGAATTATTAAATGAATTATTACAAGCTATATTAGACCAACAATACCTAACTCCATCGGGACCATCGGCAATAGGACCTGTAAATAAAGCAACATTTGCATCAATACAATCTAAATTAGATGGTATATTGAGTAAGTTAAACCAAACTGCATAAGATGTCTTGGCAAGTATTTAAAGATAACATTTTAAGATACGCAAATAATCCAGATGCAATTCAAGATATTGATACTGTTGCTAAATTGTATGCAACAGAATATGATGCGGCCGTAAAAAGAGGATTTGATACAGTTAATAACACAGCTGTAACAAAAGGAAATGTTGAGGCTATGACTCAATTATTTAAAGCAGCTTTACAAAAAGGATTATCATCTACGGCAGATTATGATTTAGTTGGTGAAATGGGAAAGGGTGTTATTGCATATTGGAGTGGCGCAACTTTAAATAATTTTCCAATACCAATAATTCCAGCACCCGGTTCAACCATAAACGTTTCTATTGTTTCTAATTCGGTTAGTAATGCTGGGGTTTGGCAAACACCAATAGTAATACCTGGTAATTCTATCGAAGCAGCAGCTGCAGCAGTAAAAAGAGATATTGAAGTAGAATATCCAATTAGTAAAGAAATATATGAAGCTCAATTTGAAACTAAGCAAGAGGCATTGGAAAATAATAGTAAAGTAACTAAAGAAGAAGCATTAGAAAATGTAGCTATTTTTTATAGTGAATTGGAGGCCAATCCGGGTGCACCTAATTTAGCCGGAGATGGAGACCCATATCCATATCCAAAAAATCAAGATAATATATATGATGAGAAATCAACTGGTGGAGTTAAAGGTGGTGGTAAAGCTACGAATGATAAATTGTTCAAATTATGTGGAAACGGATTATGGCCGGCATTAGGTGAACCTGATAATTTTGAAATACAATCATCAGATGGTACTAGAACTTGGTATAAACAAAATCCAGAATATCTTAAAAAAAATTGTACTCAAATATATGTACCAACTTCAAGAGGAAATGTACAAGTAACAATTCATAAAAATTTAGCTGCAATTGTAAAACCTGCATTTGAAAAAATAAAAGCTCAAGGATTACAAAAATATATACACACTTGTGATGGTGGACTAGCTGTAAGAAATGTAACTGGTGGTAATAGATTATCAAATCACGCTTGGGGAACTGCTATTGATATGAACGCAGCTGAATATCCGTATGGTTATAGATTTGCAGAAGATGGTATTTATAATAGTAAAGGAAAGGTTAGAGATTTTAATGCATTTGATATAGGGTTTAGGCAAGTTGCGCAAATATTTAAAGATAGTGGTATGACTTGGTTAAATAGTCATGACCCAATGCACGTTTCAATATATGAATAATTATGTCAATAATAACACCAAATAGTAATACAACTTTAATAATTGATGATTTTATAACTTATGCAACTAAGCATTTAAGTACAGTAAGTGGTATCATCAATACAGTTTCTTTATATCCACCATTACAAACACCAGGTCCTGGTGTTATAATTTGGAGTGGTTATACTGTCCAACCATCTACACCGGGAGGTGGTATATCTAAACCTGAAATTGATACAACTGAAATTGAATTTACGCAAGCACAATTACAAACATCAAATCAAGCTACATTAGCTGGAGCTGATATAAATTCAGCCACTGCAGCTGGATTCTCAACACCAATTGATGCACCACCACCAACAGAAGAAGAAGTACAATTTGTAGAAATGCAACTAATAGCAGATGTAGTAAATCAAGAAGACCCACCATTATCAGAAGAAGATAAACCAAAAAGTGGAATTGCACAAGAACCAAATTATAAATCAAAAGTAAAAGTACCACAAGAATTGGTATTGGCTATGAAAAAATATGGTGTAGGTTCTACTAATTTGGAAAGGGCTCACTTCTTAGCACAATGCGACCATGAATCTGGTGGATTTATATATAAACAAGAATTAGCATCTGGGGCAGCTTATGAAGGTAGAAGTGATTTGGGAAATACTCAACCTGGTGATGGTGTCCGTTATAAGGGTAGGGGATACATACAATTGACGGGTAGGGCAAATTATCGTAAATACGGACCAACTGCAGGAGCTGATTTTGAAAACAATCCAACAATAGTGGCAAGTAATTATTATGCAGATACCGCATGTATGTTTTGGAAAACTAATAGATTGGGTAATAAATGTGATGATGATACCACTACTACAATTAAATTAATTACAAAAAGAATTAATGGTGGATTTAATGGATTGGATGATAGAATCAGAAAATTTACTAAATATTGGACAGAATTACAAAAAGACCCAACGTTATGGAGTTAATTCTCAAAATACTTAATTGAAATATTTATAAACATAAGAAAACAATATATGGACACAGATAAATTATTAAAAGCTATACAAATCCTTATAAAAGAGGAATTGAAAGAGCAATTACCTGCGTTAATCAAAGAATCCGTACAAAAGGAAGTAAAAAGATTATTAAGTGAAGGTAAACAACCAGTACAACCTAAAAATACTGGATTATCAATGGCTAAGGCTATGATGGAAGATGAACCAATTGTAGAATCAATTCAACAAAAGGAAGCACCAACAAAGCAATACAGTAAAAATCCAATGATTAATCAAATCTTAAATGAAACAAAAGGAGGAATCCCACAAGGAGATGGTGGATTTAGAACAATGAATTTTGGACAAGGTGATATGGGTTCAATTGTAGGTAAAACTGCATTGGCTGAAAAGATGGGTTATGGTGAAATGGATAAAGGACCTCAACCAACTGGATTGGGTGTGAATACTGGAGTAGCTGAAATAGATAAAGCTTTGAATAGAGATTATTCAGAACTTGTAAAAAGATTTAAAAAGAAATAATGGCTATTGTACTTGGTAAAAAAATGATGATTGATAGTAAGCAGTTTGAAGACTACGCTATAGGTATAACATTGCCAATACAAATAGGTAACAACGCTTTTAATCAAAGTTTTAAAACAGCAGACCAAGCAAAATCTAACATAAAAAATTTGTTACTAACTAAAAAATATGAAAGGTTAATGCAACCTCAATTTGGTAGTGGATTGCAAGAACTATTATTTGAAATAAATGATGAAGAATTTGCCGAAAAAATAGAAAATACAATAATAGATACTATGGCGTTATGGTTACCATATATAAATGTTGATAGTATAGATATACAACAATCAAACGAATTAAAAAACGCAAATACAGTAGAAATATCTATTTCATTTAGAGTTGGAGAAACTCAAAATTTAGAATCAGTAACATTTAATGCACAAGTATAAAAATGGCTATAAACACAATAAATAAAAATTTTAAGAATAAGGGTAAAGATATAAAATATCTTAATAAAGATTTTGCAAGCTTTAGAGGTAATTTAATTGAATTTGCAAAAAACTATTTTCCAAAAACTTATTCTGATTTTAATGAAACATCACCTGGTATGATGTTTATTGAAATGGCATCTTATATTGGAGATGTGTTATCATATTATACAGATGATACATTAAAAGAATCTTTAATGCCATACGCTGAAGATATTCAAAGCGTAATAGCATTATCTCAATTTTTAGGATATAAACCTAAAGTAACATCTCCTGCAATTTCTACTTTATCTGTTTATCAATTAGTACCATCAATAGGTACTGGATTTAATAATGAACCTGATTCTAAATTTTATCTTAGAGTTAAAGAAGGTATGGTAGTTGCATCGACAAAAAATAATATAGAATTTATAACAACTGATGTGGTTGATTTTTCAAATGAAGTTGGTAGGGAAATAACAATTTATGAAAGAGATGTAAATACTGGAGAGGTAACATTTTATTTAATAAAAAAATATGTTCAAGTAATATCAGCTACTAGACAAACAAAAGAAGTAAGTTTTTCAAATTATGAATCATTTCAAACAATTGATTTGCAAGAAACCGATATTATTGAAATATATGATGTAAGAGATTCTAATAATAATAAATGGTATGAAGTTCCTTATTTAGCACAAGAGATGATATTTTTGGATTACCCAAATATAGAAGCAAATGATTCTGACTTGTATCAATTCAAATCAACAGTACCATACATTCTAAAAACTATTAAAACTCCAAAAAGATTTACTACTAAAATAAATCAAGATAGTACAACTACTATTCAATTTGGAGCTGGTGACCCAACTGCTAGTGATGAACAATTAATACCAAATCTTAAAAATGTTGGATTAGGATTACCAAATTCTATTAGTAGATTAGAAGAATCATTTGACCCAACTAATTTTTTAAAAACCAAAACATACGGAACATCACCGGCTAATACAACTATTACTGTAAAATATTATACTGGTGGTGGTGTTAAATCAAATGTTACTGTTGGAGAACTTACTAAAATAAATTCAATAGAATTTGAAGAAAGTACAAGTTTATTTTCAGCTGCAGAAAATGCTATTTATAATTCAGCAAAAAATTCATTAGCAGTTGATAATGAAGTACCTGCCGTTGGTGGAAGGGGTGGAGAAACTATTGAGGAAATTAGACAAAATGCATTAGCAAATTTTGGAGCACAAAATAGAGCAGTAACTGCAAAAGATTTTCAAATAAGAGCGTTATCAATGCCAACCAAATTTGGTTCTGTTGCTAAAGCATTTGCAGTTGCAGATGGTACATTAGACAATAATTCTCCATCATCTATATTAGCATCTCCAAATCATTTGCAAGAATTTACCGATTTGGTAATGAATTTTGTTAATAAACCAGATGAATTAGAACCAACACAGCAATCCGTTCAACAAGAAATAACACAATTTCTTATTGGAAAGACTTCAAACGAAAATGAAAAAAATAATCCATTTGCAATTAACCTTTATTTATTGGGATATGATATAAATGGACATCTTACTAATCTTAATAGAGCAGTTAAAGAAAATCTTAAGACATATATTAATGAATATAGAATGTTGACTGATGGTATTAATATTAATGATGGATTTGTAATTAATATAGGATTGGATTTTGAAATAATTGTATATCCAAATTATAATAAAAATGAAATTCTTACAAAGGCAATAATAGAATTAAAAGATTACTTTAATATTCAAAACTGGCAATTCAACCAAACAATAAATTTGAGCGAAGTAGAATTATTATTAGCAAATATAGAAGGGGTTTCATCAGTACCTTCAATAAAAGTAACAAATAAATGTGGTGGACAATATTCACCAAATTCATACAATATAGATGCGGCAACTAAAGATAAGATTGTATATCCATCCTTAGACCCATCAGTTTTTGAAATTAAGTTTCCTGATGCAGATATTAAAGGTAGAGTAAGATAATGGCATACTATTTTATGACAGCATCAAAAGATGCAACGGTATATCTCCAACAACCAAATCAAAATACTGGTTTGGATGAGATATTAGAAATAAGCAAACTAT